CCCGAAGGCAACAAGTATCCTAGTGTGACTTCTGTCACTGGACTCTTAAACAAAAAGCAAATACAAGCATGGCGAAAGAGAGTTGGTGAAAAGAAAGCAACTGAGATATCTAGTCGAGCATCTCGCAGAGGTACTTCTTTTCATACTCTATGTGAAAAGTATCTACGCAATGAAGAGTTCGAGTTCGACAATCCCCTACAAGAAATGAATTTTAAATCTATGATCCCTTTGTTGGATAAGATTGAACCATTTGCTATAGAGTCTGCTATGTACAGCGATCATTATCGTATCGCTGGTAGATGCGACTGTGTAGGTTTGTTTAGAGGTGAGTTAGCAATCATCGATTTCAAAACTTCAAACAAAGCAAAGACAGAGAGCAGAATACAATCGTATCTTATACAAGAGAGTGCGTATGCTGCCTGTGTAAAAGAGATGACAGGTGAAATGCCTAAAATCATCGTGACTTTAATTTCTGTAGATGAAGATAGTTCTACTCAACTATTTGTTGATGAACCTGATCGTCATCTAACTGATCTTGTAAAACTTCGAACACAATACTATAATTTGTATGAAAAAGTTTCATAAGTGCCTCTTATAGGCAATCATAAATTATAAATATAGTCCGAATTGGTTCAACTTTTTTATAATTTAGGAAATCATGTTAAAGAATATACATCGCGATTTTGTTTTCTGTTTACTTTTTGCTGCATTAACAGTGCCATTCATTTTAGTTAATGGATGAGCAATGAGTGAGAGAAGAATACAAAAACTGAAAGACAATGTAGGGTTGCTCATGCTGATATGCATGTTTGGATTTTCAATCGCAGCAACCACAGGGTCTGTGAGTTTTATATAATGGCACAACAATTACCTTTGCCATTGAATGCTACGAAGGATGCTTCACCTGAAGAAGTTTCCGAGTGGGAGAAAAAGGATTTCTTCCGTGCTGGCAAATTCAGTGCAATGGTTTACTTTGTTGTAATACCAGCAATTGTACAAGCAGTTGCTTTTGGTTCAATGCTGGTGATTTTTTATATTAATGATAAAATTTTTTAAGGTGATCGCAAAACTCCTAACAGGAGTTGGTACTGAGGTAAACGATATACAGTTGACTCCCAGTGCTGTTCTAATGGTAGCAATATCATTGGCATTTGCTTTCTTAGGAATCGTAATGTTGCTGATGTTTACAGCATCATTACTTATATAATGGATAATTATGATACTATCAAAAAAGCAATTCTCTGAACAAGTTGAATCGAAGATTAGTAAAGGTGCTGAAGTCATCGATGCTATCTTAGAAGTGTGCGAAACCTATTCTCTAGAACCTGAATCTGCTAAAAGACTGATGTCCGATGGACTCAAAGATAAACTAACAGCAGAGGCATCTTCTCTTAATCTAATTAAGGGGAGCAAGTCTAGAGGAAAACTTCCCATATGAGAATACTCGAAAGATCTTCCAGATATTCAATACGAGAGGACTTAAAAACTAAGTTCGCAGTCGTAGTGCATCTTGGAGATTTGACAGAGCAAGAGTTTTATGACTTCTCCTTATCCATAGGTGATATTGATTTAGATTGTTACAATGATCAATATCACATGCATGAGGTGAGTCGTATTGCTAACTCTACTCGTATGTCGGAGTTTAAGAAACAAGAAAATGAGTCACGCAATGTACTAGCAAATTCAAGTTTTCCTGGATTCTCAGTATTTGATTATGCTGGGTTAGATCAACAGGAAGATGTTGAGATAGGTTTGTCTGGTCTGGGTGACATGAGTGATGAGTACAAAGCAAAGAGAGCATTGATCGGTGGTTTCAAAAACTGGCATGTTGACTTTCCACATAGGAAGGAACTTGCCGATATTGGAATTTTATATGCAAAAAATTTTAAACCAACTCAGAGAGATCGAGATGCCGATATCCACGGATACAATATTATTAATCCGAGACTTGGTGGTGGTTCCACTTTGCTTGTTGACTTTTGCTTGGCACATGATAAACACCATGATGCGTTTGCTGGAAAACATGTAGAGTTTTACTACTCCGAAGAGGTTGCTCATCCATTACTGAGATACAATAAGATACTTGACAGAGAGACACTGTATATCTCTCCTGTATCAGTATTGCCCAACAAAAGCAACAGTATCTTAGCAAATGAAATTTTTATGCTATTGGTTAATGATGACGAACTACTATGGCAGGTAGATTGGGAAGAAGGTGATTGTTTGATATTCAACAACACTGCCTGTATGCACAGAGGTGCATATCACAACTTCCAAGGTGAACGAACAATGTGGAGAACCACTGTAAAGTATGACTAGTCGCGAAGGATTTGACGCATACTGCCTTTACTTGGGGATTAAATTACATTTTACACAGGAGTCATACGACTATGTCAAATACAATGGAGTCGTTAAAGCAGACCTCAAGTCGTTTCTTAGAAGAAAGGATAAATACCACTTTGCAAAACTCGCAAGGAAGTATGGAACTGATCTCAGGTCTTTCCTCGTCGCCAACCTTTCAGTTTCCGACCGATGGGTTGGGGAACTGCTGGGAAGCGATTCAGAAATGGTATTCTCTGAATACAAAAAACGACAGCAAAGTTTAACCTATCTTTTTCAAAAAGAGTTGAGTTCACTTGCGAATAAATACTCATTAGATGATCTGCTACAAGTAAAGCAAGGACAACATCCTGTATTACTTAAAGCATACCTCGCTGGCAAAGTATCACCTGAAACTATGGTGTTGTTCAACGAGTTAACCAAATTCATACCTATATGGGATAAACAGATATCTGAAACCATAGTATGGAAAGAACAAAGCAGTAGATTAAAGAAACATGCTACCTTTGTATCTGGTGATCATAAAAAATTGAAACAAATAGCAATGGAAATTTTTACATGAACAAGTATAATGATCTAAGACAAAATCTGCAAGTGTTTGACTTTGCAATAGAGATGAGAAAGCAAACCTTTGATCGTATAGCAGAAGGCAACTACGATTCTTTCACCAGATGGTTAAAGACTAACTTTATGTTGGCAAAGAAAGACCATACAGAATGGCAGTTGGATATCGAAAAGCATGAACCTCGTAAACAATTGCATAGTTTTACAAACATGGATAGAGGTGTCGTACTCGCTGTCTTCGATGAACCTGTTACACTTGTCCATTCTTCAGCATCTCTAGGTCGTTTAGCAAATACTCAAAGTCAGATCATGGCAGAGATAAGAGAGAAAGGTATGACATGTAATAACCATTACACATACACTGTTACACCTTATCAACCCATGCTAGTAAATCTAAATATAGCACATGGTGTACTTAAACATCATCTCAAATGGAGTATGATCAGTTTAAGACTAGACTGGACGATGAGAGAATGGTTAGAATATATTCTTGCTATGGGACAGCAACAACAATAACTTTATTATGATCGCAAACATTATTGGTAATGGTCCGAGTCGGACGCAATTTGATTTAAGCAAACTTGAGAATACTTATGGGTGTAATGCACTCTATAGAGATTTCTCACCAAACACTTTAGTAGCAGTAGACATTCCTATGCAAATAGAGATAGTCAATTCTGGATACTATAAAGAGCATAGAGTAGCATTTGCGGATTGGGATGCTACTCCTATAGATATGCTCGAACAGTTTAAGATGATGTTGACTTTTGATACTCGTAACAATGAGATCACTACACATAATCTTACTGATGCTTCAACGCATTTTTTCAGTCAAGGATCCTCTCTTCAAGGAACGACTGATATACTATGCTTTGAAGAACCAAACCAAATCACACCTTTCACTGATCCTTTATTAAGGGATCTTGTATGTGGTTCTACTGCTGTAGGATTAGCATGCTTGGAAGGTGCGACGGAAGTCAACTTGATAGGTTTTGACTCATTATGGAGCGAATCCTATGACAATATCTACAAGGGGACTAACAACTATGATTGGGAAGAAGAAGATACTTTCCGTGTATTGACTGCACAGAAAGACCAACTGATGGCGATTGTAAAACATTTTGAAAATGTTTCATTTAATTTTCAAAAGTCACTTACTGACACCCATGAAATAGAATATAATATACTTAATAATCAAGAAGAATGGGTTCTTGGCTCGGGATATGTAGACCGAATACCGATGTTCCCAGATTATGAAGTTGAATAATACAACGCAATACTTAGTAAATAAAGGAGAAATATATGTCATTTGCCGACTTAAAACGCAATCGAGGTTCACTCGATAAACTAAAAACTGCTATGGCTGATGCCGATGGTGGTAAATCAACAACTAAATCCTATGTAGATGAAAGATTCTGGAAACCAGAAATGGATAAATCTGGCAATGGGTTTGCTGTAGTTAGATTCTTACCATCCCCAGCAGGAGAAGAACAACCATGGGTTACATATTGGGATCATGGATTCCAAGGTCCAGGTGGTTGGTACATCGAGAAGTCCTTGACTACTCTTGGGAAACAAGATCCAGTTTCAGAGTATAACACTCAACTATGGAACTCTGGTATCGAAGCAAACAAGGATCAAGCAAGGAAACAAAAGAGAAGATTACACTATGTGTCTAACATTTTAGTGGTATCTGATCCTAAGCATCCTGAAAACGAAGGAAAGGTATTCTTATACAGATATGGTAAGAAGATCTTTGAAATGCTAAAAGAGGCAATGTGCCCAGCATTTGAAGATGAAACACCTTTAAATCCTTTCGACTTTTGGGAAGGTGCAAACTTCAAAATCAAACTAAGAAAAGTTGATGGATTCTGGAACTATGATAAATCAGAGTTCGATCCAGTGACACCTCTGTTTGATGGCGACGATGCTAGACTTGAAGAACTTTACAACCAACAATATTCACTGAATGGTGTGGTTGATCCTTCTGAGTTCAAATCATACGATGAGTTGAAAGAGAAGTTGGATAGAGTTCTAGGAACTGCTGTTTCTGGAGCGACTGCTGAATCTGTAGCACAAGATGCTGATGTAGATTCTGCTGATGCACCAGATCTTCCTTGGAATACAGCAGAGGATCCAAGTCCGAGTGTTGAACCAGCATTACAATCAGCATCTAACGATGATGATATGGATTATTTTCAAAGACTAGCAAACGATAGTTAATTATAAATAATCTTTAAACACTATAATGGGAATGAGAATCATAGTTGCTGGTGAGTTCTCATTTACTCAGAGCGAAGGCAATGGCGATAAAAGTAAGACCATGGGGCGACTGAGTTTTAGGG